CGCCTCTGCACCCCCGCAAAGCGGGGGGGGGGGGGGTGACCACCCACATTTCTTCCAATTTCGGTCAACCTGATTCGGTTGACGCGTTGCCTGTTCGGGCTTAGGGTGGCGTGAGTCGACCCCACGGTTTGGGCACTCCCCATCTCCTCTACGGCGAGCGGAAGCGCAAGCGCCATCTGTACCTCACGGACACGGCGCACCAACATCTGGTCGGCATGGCACAGCGCACAGGCAACTCTCCCTCCGAGATCTGCGAGCAGATCATTCGGAAACACGCCAATGCGACTGCCGCTGAACGGCTCACGTCACCCTTTCTGATCGACATCCTGCCATGACTGCCACATTCCTATCAGCTGACCTGATCGACGAGATCCTCAAGGAGTCATCTGGCTCCGGTCGCTACGTCAACCCGTCCAAGATCGAAGGCGAGCTCCGCCTGCGTCTCTTCGGCACCGGTGTCAGCGGCTTCGAGGGCTGGACCGACGAGAACAAGCCCGTCCGCTGGGAACTCAAGCCGACCGAGCTGCCCTCGAACATCAAGGTCCGCGAAGGTCAGACTCCGCTGAAGCGCTTCATTGCCATCGTCGTTTACGACTACTCCTCTCAGGACTTCAAGATCCTGCAGATGACTCAGAAGACGCTGATGGAACAGCTCTTCAAGTACGTCAAGGACGAAGAGTACGGCGATGCCACGCAGTACGACATCAAGATCAGCAAGACCGGCGAGGGCATGAAGACCGAGTACACCCTGCTCGCCGCCCCGCCTCGTCCTGTCGCCAAGGACATCCAGGCCGCCTACGAGAAGGACGGCGTGCGGATCAACCTCCAGGCCCTGTTCGACGGTGACGACCCCTTCGCTGAAGCTTCGGCCTGATCTGTCCAGTTCCGGAGTGGGGCGGCAGGTGACCGCCCCTTTTTCCCGAACCGCTATGGATCCTGCTGTGCCACCCCTGCTCCGGATCTACGCCCGGAACATCGAACTCTTAGCGGTGAAGCGCGGGATCCCCGCGCATGCCCTCGCCGGCGAGCTCGGCCTCACCGCCAACACCTTGAACCGCATTCGGTTCGCCCGCAGCCGCTACCTCGACCCCGAAGTCTTCGTCGGTCTTCTTGACCTCTTCGAGTGCGAGCCCAACGACCTGCTTTTACCCCAGCCAGGTATCGACTACTCGCATGACATCCGCACTCGCTGATGGGCGCCTGCCCCATCTGCCCCGGTACGAGCCAGTCCGCTCCCACGAGGGCGACGAGCGTCTGTACAGCACACCCGCAGGCAGCCTGCACAGCGTCACCACCATCCTCTCGGGCAGTCGCGACAACTCCGGCCTGGAGCTCTGGCGTGAATCCGTCGGTGCCGAGCGCGCCGACTTCATCAGCTCATTCGCCTGCTTCCGCGGCAACGGCCACCACCTGAACATCGAGCGTTGGCTGACCGACGGCAGCGAGCCCGAGTACAGCCTGGCCACGTCGCCGTACTGGAAGTCGACGCGCCGTTTCCTGGACACGATCGACTCCGCGCTCCTGCTCGAGGGTGCCGTCTGGCACCCGGACGGCTTTGCCGGCACGCTCGACGCCATCTGCTACCTCGCCGAGGACGGCCTCCAGCCCACCTTGTGCGACTGGAAGACGGCCGACAGCCCGCGCAAACCGGACAAGATCTACGAGTACTCGCTGCAATGTGCGGCCTACGCCGCTGCTGCGAACTACGTCTACGGGCACATGGGTCTGAACATCACCCAGGCCAAGATCGTGGTCGCCATCGCCGATAGCGCACCTCAGATCGAGACGCTGGACGCCCGCGCCCTGGAGCAGCTCTACAAGCATTTCCTGGCCCGGCTGCAGCGGTTCACCTTCGCCCGCAAGAGCAAGGGAGGCCGCAAATGAGCTCGGCAACTACCAGTGTGACCGAGTACCTGCGCGCCGCACTGGGCGGCTCACTCATCGGCCAGATGGCGGCAACGCGCGACATCAGCGTCGAAGCGCTGCTAACCCCTGACTCTGAGGCGCTCAATACCCTGCGCGCCGAGCTCGAGGAATTCGGCGTGGACCCCGAGCTGCTTGCCACGCAGGCCCTGGCTGCGCTGACCGCTCTGATGATCGAGCCGGACAACGCCGATCGCATCGTCACCGAGCTGACCCGGCTTCTGTGGAGCATCCTCGGCGACCCCAACAGCGGCGCTCCCCCCGAGATCTACCGCCAGGCCGGCAGTGCAATGCACCTGTCATTCATCGGCATTCTTTCACCGCAAATTCTCGAACCATTCTTCAAATCACTCGATTAGCCATGCCCCGCCTGATTGGTCTTTACAGCTCCGCTCCACAGTCCGGCAAGTCGAGCGTCGCGTCGTACCTCAGCACGTACGGCTACCGCACCGTCAGCTTCGCCACTCCGCTCAAGGCGATGGTGCGCAGCTTCCTGGTCCACGCCGGCTACACGTACGACCAAGTCGACGACCTCCTGACGCCGACCCAGAAGGAACGCATCCTCCCCGAGCTCGGTGTCAGCCCTCGCCAGCTGATGCAGACCCTTGGCACCGAATGGGGCCGCGATTGCGTCCGCCCCGACGTGTGGTTGCGGTGCTGGGAGCGCAACGTCAAGTACTACCTGAGCTCCGACCTGCCTGTGATCTGCGACGACGTCCGCTACCCGAACGAGGCAGATCTGATCCGCAGGTTCGGCGGCGAACTGTGGCTGATCACGCGCCCTGGCGTGCGCCGCACCACCAGCCACGCCAGCGAGGGGTCGCTCGATGACTTTCCGTGCTTCGACCGGCGCCTGGACAACAGCGGAACGCTGATCGACCTGTACCAATCGGTGCGCCGCGTCATCGACCCCACCCCCGAGCTCGCGTCATGACCGTCCCCATCCCCGAGGCCGCAGACCGCCTCAGCCCCCCCTGGCGCTTTCGTCTGGGCGACAACGTCTATGTCCGCGGTCGCGGCTTCGACGAGACCTTCAAGGTCGTCGGCGGCGAACTCTGGCTCGGCTGCCCCCATCTGACTCTTGTCGACCCGGACGGCCGCACCTGGCGTGTCGCCCAGATCGAGTGCTCTTCCCGTCCAATCGTCTTCCGCAAAGGCTGATGGATCCTCATTTCCGCGTCGAGGTGCTGAACCGCACCGAGCAGCCCCAGACCCTGTGCTGGTGGGCAATGCACCAGGACTACAGCGAGGACTTCGTCTTCGACGAACACCCTCCGAGCGAAGCCGAGGCCGGTGAGATCTGTGTGAAGCGGCTGCTCTCCGGCGAGCGCGGCCACTACGGCCCACTGGAGCACCCACAGATCAGCTTCAACGTGGGCTGGTTCCCCCACTCGGTGATGCAGCAGGCCCGCACCCACCGGGTGGGCGTGAGCTTCGATGTGCAGTCGATGCGCTACACGGGTCAGCGCATTCTCGACGTGTGCATGGGAACTCGCGACGTCGAAGAGGTCTTCTACCTCCGGCCGGTGGGCACCTACCGCGACCGTCAGGGCAAGCGGTACGAGTACACCGCCGACGCTCGCCTGGTGGACCGCATCATCTGCGTCGACGCCGCCGGCCGTTACAAGCTGGCCATCGAGCGCGGCTACGCCGAAGAACACGCCCGCGGCATCCTGCCGTTCGACTACCGCCAGCACTTCGTGGTGAGCTTCTCGCTGCGCGCCTTCCTGCACTTCATGGACCTGCGGGCCAAGCTCGATGCTCAGGAAGAAATCCGCATGCTGTGCGACCTGATGTGGCCGCACATGCAGTCGTGGGCCCCGGAAATTGCCGCCTGGTACGCCGCCACACGGCTGCACAAAGCACGCCTTGCACCGTGACCCTCCTCATCACCATCCGCTCCACCGAGGACGGCTACTACCACTGGGAGCTACACGACGGCCCTGACGGCGCCTTCGAATACTCCGGCTACACCCCGCTCCTCGAGCGCTGTTTCGAGGAGATCCTCCGCGCCCAGTGGAGCCTCGCTGAACACCTCACAAGAGACCTGAACCCCGAGAACGGTTGGCTGCCGCACGACGCCCCGGATCCTGCTCCCATCCCCCAGGTCCATCCGCCCTCGGGCGACGCGCTCCCCGCTCAGCAGGACATCCCAGCCTCGAGCCATCCGAGCGCATCTTCACCAACCATTTACCTTCCCCCATCCAGTTCTGGTTGACAATGCACTGATGTCCAACTCAGAACTACAGAGCTATCTGACCGATGTAGGACGGCTGCCCGTCCTCAGCAAGGAAGCGCAGCTGCGTCACTGCCAGCGCATCTTCGCCTGGGTGAACCATGCCGATGGCCGCGACTGCGCCCCGCCGCGTATTCGCCGCGCCGGCGAGCGCGCCATGACGGTCATGGTGCAGACCAACCTGCGCCTGGTCGTCTCCATCGCCAAGCGCTACCAGAACAGGGGCCTCGACATGCTGGACCTGATCCAGGAGGGCAACCTCGGCCTGATCCGCGGCCTCGAGCTGTTCGACCCGACCCGCGGCTACGCGGTGTCCACCTACGCCTACTGGTGGATCCGCCAGGCGATCACCCGCGCCATCCACAGCATGGCCCGCCCGATCCGCCTCCCGATCAACACCCACGAGGTGCTGAGCCGGGCCCAGCGCTTCACCGCCGAGTACACCGCCACCAACGGCCGCACCCCGACCTTCACGGAGATCGCCGCGCACTGCGAGACCACGACCGAGCGCATCGTGGCCATGCTCGACCTGCAGTCCACGACGACGTGCCGCTCACTCGACACGTTGTGCACGGACGACGGCAACGCGCTGATGGACCTGATCGCCTACGACAGCACCAGCGCCACCAGCTCCCCGGACGAATCCCTGCGCCTGCAGGACAACCGCGAGGTGCTGCGCCTGGCGCTGAGCCGCCTCCCCGAGGTCGAAGCCCAGATCCTGCACGGCGTATTCTTCGAGGAGCGCTCCCTGCGCGACATCGCCACGGAGCTGGGGTTCAGCCGCTCCCGCGCCGGCCAGGTGCAGAAGACGGCATTGAACCGCCTGCGCAACATCCTGCGCCTGCAGGGGCACGCCCCATGAGCAGCGAGCCCGATTTCGTCGGCCAGCTCGAAGCGCTGTACCACGGCCCCAGCGCCGAAGAGGCGCGCGAGGGTTGACGCCTGACGCCCAGCCTGTGCTAGGCTGTGCCACCTATCTCACGTCCGCCGTTCGCATGCCCGTCCAGCGATCACAGGTCTCTCTGGACCGCCTCCTATCAGTCTGCGACTTGATCTACGCCCGTGACGGATTCGTCACCTGGACCGAGGTCGGCAGCACCCTCGGCATCAGCCGGCAGGCCGTTCAGTTGCGCCTTCGCGCGGCTGTTGAGAAAGGCGACCTCACCCCCGAGGCCGTGGAGAAATACCAGAGCATGGCCTCACGGACCGCAGCCGCCCGAGAGCGGAAAGAGAAGCGCGAATCGGACGAAAACAAGTACAGGCGCTATATCCGTTTCATACCAGAGAACCTGGAGTGGCTCCAAGCTCAGTCAGACGAAAGGAAAGTGACGATACCTGACATCATCAATGGCCTAATTACCAAAGCTCGAACGAGCTAGAATCCAATACATATACATACATTTTTTATTGCGCCCTGGAAGTGTGATGACTGCGTCACAGCCTGTCCCAGGCTGGGACTAGCGAGTCTCGGCGCGACATCTATTCTCTTTCGCGTGCGAAAGGTCTCGACCCGAGACTCAATAGACACAGCTGCCTGGTTGCGCCATCGGCCGCTGGCGGTGCTAGGTTGGCTGAGACATCCGGAAACGACCCGGACGGCGCTGCCGTCGCGGACGGCGCCCGTGCTGTCACCTTACCGCACCTAGACAACCGAACACCAGGCCCATGGGGACCCGCAGCTTTGCTGCGCCCATGTGCCGATCACGCTTCCCGCCTTGTGTGGGTTCCGTGATTCTCCCGCCGGTTCGCTTGACGGATCCGGCGGCAGGGGTGCTAGGTTAGGTGCACCGATCCGGAAGGGTCGGGCCAGCCGCTCCGGCGGCGCATCCTATTTCTGATCTGCCTATGTGATGACTCAATGCGGAGCTGTGCTCCGCGCTACTAACAACAACCGTGCCGAGCGCAGTGCCGAGCCCGTGATCGGGTGAGCCTGCCCAGCTTGGAGGGAAGACGTATCGGACAATGAGCCCGTAAGGGCCGGGGTGTACACCAGGGGCGGCGATTGCCTGCGGTTGCATCCACGTACCGTCTGAATCCTGGCTTCGCCGGAGGGACAAGCTGACCCGTTTTTGCGGGCCTCTCAGAGGAGGGCACCTAGGGATAGGTGTTCAGCCCTAACCGACCCGGATGGTATGGGGAAATAGGTGCAGCGGCATGATGCCGAGCCCAAGCCCGAGCCATCGGGCCTAGGTGAGCACTAGCAGGCGCGGGCTCTGAGCCCTTCGAAGCTAGTAGCTGTCTAGTGGGCAGGCAGTGAAGCTGACAGCGCAACCCTGGCGAACCGGGGCGCGACTGTCTTGCTGTACCTATGGGAATACGCAACCCGGCTTACCCCGGCTCTGCAACATACGGTCACCGCGTGTTGACCGTGGCAATGGGCATTCGGCTCTGCCTAACACGCACAAACCATCTCCCCCAGAAGTTCCCCCTGGCGCACTGCGTCCGGGGGTCTTTTGGCTGAGGTGCTTTGCACCTTTCCCTCTAGCTGTGAGTTTCAGCCATGCGATTCGACTCGCGCCGGGCCACATGCCCCGGCTATTTGGAGTTCATCTGGCGCACCGACACCCCCCTCCCCGAGGGCGCCAACCCCCAAGCCATCGCCTACATCACGGACGCCTACGGCACCTTGCGCAAACCCTGGTTCTGTGGCGTCTACGGCATCCACGTCGTCGAAGGCCCGAGCGTGGCCTCTGTCAAGTCGGAGCTGTTCACCCTGATCGAAGCCGGCCAATGATCACCACCCACGCCACCGAGCGTGACTTCGCCCGCTGGGAAGCTCACGCCAAAACCCTCGACGCCTATTCCCTCCGCTACGTCATCTCCGACTGCAAGCAAGCTGCAGCCGGAATGTGTGGCTGGAATCCCTCGCGAGAGGGGTACTACCTAGATCAAGCGATGACGTACGGCGTGGAGCTAACGCGCCGCAACCGGCAGCTCCCACCCGCCTTGCGCCACCGCCAATGAAAACCCACTTCCGCGAGATCGGCTTCCCTCCAGTCACCGCCGAACAGCTGGCATCCGTCGGCATCGACGGCTCCGACCTCTACTGGTCCGGCACTTTCAGCTGCTGGCGCTTCTGCGGCGAGACCGCCCGCAACAGCCCCTACGCCACCACGGGCCAGATCCTCCACGAGCTCAGCCTCACCCCCGACCCCCGCGCCTGATCATGCTCATCATCGACATCTGCTCCGGCACCGTCCTGGCCGCCGAGCACTGCGTCCTGGTCAAAGACGAGGCCCTCACCGAGGCCGAATGGGACGCCCTCGACGACATGGCCGACTCCGAAATCTCCGCCCTCGCCCGAGAGCGTGGCCGCCCCGTCCTGCCCGAGACGCAAGCCCTCGACGCCGTGGCGGAGTTGCTCTCCGCGGCGGACTGGTCATCCGACCACATCGAAGCCGTGGCCGAAATGGTCCGGGCCACCGGCCGCACCATCGCCGACGTTTGACGCACCCCCGAGCCCGTTCCCTGCCCCGCAGGGTCGGGCCCCTGGGCGCCTCTGCGCCTCATCCTCTCAAGCTGTGAGTTCAGCTATGGCCACCCGCTCCGCCATCGGCTACGCCTCCCCGCGTGGCTTCATCACCGCCGTCTACTGCCACTGGGACGGCTCCCCCGAGCATCAAGTACCGATCCTGGCCCGCCGCTACTTCAGCAAGCCCAAGGTTCAAGCCCTCATCAAGCCAGGCTCAATGTCCTCGCTTGAGACCGATCAAACGTGGGACCCCGACGTGAAGCGTGACCCCCAGCCGCTGTATCACGCAGAACGTGGCAAGGGTCCCTGGTGCGCCGTCGACGGCGACTACGCCGACCCCCCGCACCAATCCCGAACCCTCGTGGACGCCAAAACCCACTGGCGCGACTGCGGTTGTGAGCACCTCTATGTGCTGCAGCCCGGTTACGGCTGGCAACATCACGCGCTCTGACCCATGCCCACCACCACCAACCCCAACGGGCGGGTCCTCTACGAGGGTCCGTCGATGCTTGATGGCGCGCCGATTGTGGTGATCGCCACAGGCTTCGCCGAACAATCGGCCAACGACAAAACCGGGGCGATGATCCAAACCTGGATCCTTCGCCAGGACATCCCCCCGCACCACGCCTTCCGCGGCCCCGAGGGCGGTTCGGTCTGCGGCGACTGCTCCCACCGTCTCAACCAGTCCTGCTACGTCCAGTGGTATCAGGCGCCGCTGGCCGTCTGGAACTGCTGGCACCACGGCGCCGGCTACGCCCCGGCCGCGCCGTCCGACTTCGACGACCGCATCCTGCGCGTCGGCTCCGCTGGCGACCCCTGCGCCGCCCCCGAGCACGTCTGGCGCGAGCCCATCGCCCGCTGCTCTGCCCACACGGGCTACACCCAGCAGTGGCGCCACGCCATCGCCGCCTGGGCCCGCGGCGTTCTCCAAGCCAGCTGCCACGGCTTCGCCGACTACCTCGAAGCCACCGCCCACGGCTGGGCGACGTTCCTCGTCACCCCGGCCGACACACCCGACCCGGCTGGCACCGTCCACTGCGCCGCCTCCGCCGAGCGCGGCCACAAGACGACCTGCGCTGCCTGCACCCTGTGCGACGGCGCAACGGCCAACGTCGTGATCCACGCCCACGGCTCCCGCGCCTCTCGCGTGGCCCTGCGTAACTGATTCCTAAATAGGTTGACCTATGACAAGCATCCGTCCAAGATTGAAGCGTCGCCCCCGGCGCCCCATGCCCCCCTGGATCACCGCCGAGCACGTCGCCGGCTTCGTCCTCGGCCTGGCCCTCGCCGCCATGGCGATCGACCACGGCCGCTCCACCGCCCCGACCCCGAGCGCGCTGCCCGCCGTTCAAACGCTCACCCAGTTCCCCGGCCCGTGACCAGCACCTACGCCCCGCGGCTATGCCCGCCTGACCCACCCCCCGACCTCGAGCCCGTCGCCGTCTGGCACTTCCTCTCAGACGACTGGGAGCACGAGCACTGGGCCCAGTCGTCCGAAGAAGCGGACGAGCTGATCGCCGCCTACGCCGAGCGCGGCGAGCCCTACACCGTCCGCCAGCTCCTGGTGGAGCCCGACGAGTGCCCTCCCCACGAGGACTACTCCGACGCCTACTGCGACCTCTGAGTCGCCTTTCCTCTCATCCTCTCGCTGTGACAACAACACTCACCCGGCGCAAACGCGCCTACGCCCCCACCGGCGACGTCGGCAAGCACTTGGCCGAGGCCCGGTCCCTGCAGCTCCGCATTCAAGAACTGACCGCTCTGTACGACACCGAGCGGGCCTGGCTGCTGACCCACATGCAACAGCAAGGTCTGCAGTCAGTCGAGCTGGGCGCCATCCGCTGCGTGCTCAAAGAGCGCAGCCGCTGGAGCTACTCCCCCGAGACCGAGCGCGACATGCAGGCGCTCCAAGTCACCCAGAAGTGGGAGCAATCCCACGGCATCGCGCAGAACACACCCACCCACTACACCGCAATCACCGAGGCCCAGTCATGAGCACCACCACCCTGTCCCGCGCGGACCTTTTCCGCACCTTCCTCGCAATGGAGCGCCACGGCGGCGGCTTCTGCGCCGCCCTCGCCAACGCCTGGTACAAGGCCGACGCCGGCAACAAGACCCGCATCGAGGCGGCTTTTCCCCATCTCCTCGACGCCTACGGCCCGGATTCGAGGTTCTTCTATCTCCAGAACCACTAACCATGCCTAATCTTGATACCTCCCTTCACCATGTCTACGAGTACGGCGGCGGCCCACTTGCGATCCAAGGTCACATCTACGGCGAGCCACACATTCGCTATCTACTGAAGGAACACCCGGACACCTTTGGGATCACTCCCTCGCTAATTGCTTGGTCCTACAGCCGCGAAGGAATCGAAGCACTCCTGCTCCAACTCAGCGCCGCCCCATCCGCCCCGGCCACTGCCGGCAATGAACAATGACAGCTTCATCCCTTCCTCCTGATCCTGATGGGCTCAATAGTGCCCGTGCTGAATGGGCACAAGCAGCCATAATTGCGTTCAGGAAGGTAACAGGCACTGAAGAAGAGGCGCTTTCTGACCTCCTCTGTGACTTGATGCACTTAGCCGACCGCCAGGGAGAAGACTTTTACGTGAGCCTTAGACGGGCCATCGATAACTACGTCCAGGAAACATGCGCCCCGGCTAATGCCGGTGACACCGAATGACCTCCACCCCCTCCTTCCCCCTGCCCTCCGTCCACCTCAACGGCACGGGCCGCGACCGCCTGCTCGCCGACTACCAGACCGCCTACAAGCTCCTCTGCGCCGCCTCTAACGCCTTTGCCGAGATCGAGTTCAACGCCCGCGACTATTACGTCCAGGGCGACTATGCCTTCAACGCTGCCCGCACCGAGCGCGACCGCGCCCGCCTGCACTTCGGCGCCTTGAAGCAATACCTGGAGGCCCATCTGCTGCACCTTGCTGTGGACTGATGCAAGACGCCTACTACTGGG